TACCGTGGTGCAACCATTGCTAATGCAATTGTTTCTAAAACTATTGATACTAAAGTTCCACAATCACAATGGTATGACCCATGTGATGGAACAGGTCCATCAGGCTATACCCTTGATTTAACTAAGAATCAGATGTGGTTTATTGATTATTCTTGGTATGGCGCTGGTGTTGCACGCTTTGGGTTGCGTACAACAGGTGGTGCAATTGCTTATGTTTATTCATTCCAAAGCAATAACATTCAATACCAAGCTTATATGCGTTCTGGTAACTTGCCATCACGCTATGAGTCTAATGGTCAAGGTGCTGTTACAACTTTGTATTCCACGATTACCGCAGTACAAAATACTATTCCAGTAGTAAGTGCATCAGGATTTAATCCAGCTGGCGGTACTTTGAAGATTACGGCTTCGGCTTCTGGTGGTGCATGCGAATACATGACTTATACAGGCATTACATTTGCAAGCACTTCAGGTCTTGCTTATGACCAATTTACAGGTGTAACTCGTGGAGCAACAGGCGGTGGAACTGCTTCAGCGTTTACTGCAACTTATCCATCAACTAATGCTGTTCCTCCAGTTTCAGTTGAATATGCTCCACCTGATTCAGTTGCTGTGATTTCACACTGGGGCTCATCTGTTGTAATGGATGGAGGTTATAGCCAAGATGTGTCATTAATTTATAACTACGGTACAACTTCAACAGTTAATGTACCATCAGGAAGCACAGTACCTATTATGGCAATTCGTGTTGCTCCTTCTGTAGACAATGGTCAAACAGGAACATTGGGTAATAAAGAAATTATTAATCGTCTTCAATTGCAATTGCGTGAATTGGGCGTGGTTACTTCAGGAACTTTTTTGATTCAGTTGAATTTAAATGGTTACACCAGTGGTGGTTCTCCAAGCTGGACATCATTCTCTTCACCAACTCAAAACAATACTGTAACTAGCTCTATTGTTCAGGTTGCAACCCAATCATCAACAACAGCTACCTTCACTGGTGGTGAGTCAATAGCCGCGGCGTTTACCAATAGTGCTGGTCAAACAACGCTTGATTTGACTTCTGTTGCTGGTATTGGTAATGCAATTCTTGGTGGTGGATTGAACAATACTGTTCCAACAAGCTATGCAGGTCAATACCCAGATGGTCCAGATGTGTTGTATGTTGTGGCTACCAATACAGGTGGTTCAGCGGCTACTATTCTGGCTCGTTTAAGCTGGCAAGAAAGTCAAGCTTAATATGCCAAGCAAATCAAAAAAACAACACAACTTGATGGAAGCAGTGGCTCATAACCCTGCTTTTGCCAAGAAGGTTGGTATTCCACAAAAGGTAGGAAAAGAATTTGCTAGTGCTGACAAAGGTAAAAAGTTTGCCAAAGGTGGTCTTTACGAAAATATTCATAAAAAGCAAGCTCGTATTAAAGCTGGCTCTGGTGAGCATATGCGTAAAGTTGGTTCTAAGGGTGCGCCTACTAAAGAGGCATTTATCCAATCAGCTAAAACAGCTAAGAAAAAGGATGGTGGCGTTTCTTTATCTGTAGGTCGTGGTGAGAAGCTTTCGACGAAAGCTGGAGCAGGTCTTACCGCTAAAGGGCGAGCAAAATATAATAGGGAAACGGGGTCTCATTTAAAAGCCCCGCAACCTCAAGGTGGTTCAAGAAAAGACTCATTCTGTGCAAGAATGTCGGGTGTAGTAAAGAAGTCTTCAGGTGATGCGCCTCGTGCCAAAGCCTCTTTAAAACGCTGGAAATGCCCAGGATGGTAATAGATGAGTACTTCAGGAACAGTTGGTCAAACAGTTATATCAGTTCAAACACTAATCGACCATGGCGCTCGTCGTGCTGGTAAATTAGCCGAAGAGCTAACCAACGAACAAGTAAATTCTGCAAAAGATAGTCTTTACTACCTTTTATCTAACCTTGCTAATAGAGGCATTCAGTATTGGGCTATACAAAAAGTAGTCTATGGTCTTACTCCTGACCAGTATATTTGGAACCTGCCAGTTGGTATTAACGATGTTTTAAACTCAAATTACAGAACTGTTACACAAAATACTACAGGTGGTTATGCAACCACAGGTAACGGTTCTTACGCTTTTGACGGGCAATACACCAATGTCTGTCAATGTACTAATAACAACAGCTCAATAGGAATAAATAATGGTTCAGGTAATCCTGTGTATATTGCTACCGTTGGCATTTTGCCTGCTATCTCTGCTTCTGTAACGGTACAGATTCAATATTCTCAAGACGGAACTAACTGGACAACCATTTATAGCCCTTCCGCAACGAATTGGGTAGCAGGAACATGGATTTATTATGATTTAGACCCTTCTGCTAATGCTCCATATTGGAGAATTTTGCAAACAGCAGGTGCAAATATGGGTGTTTACCAAGTTGTTTTTGGTTCAAACCCTTATGAAATCCCGTTGGCACGCTTAAATCGTGACGATTACACCAATTTACCCAATAAAAATTTCCCAAGCAACCGTCCGTTGCAATATTGGTTTGATAGAACAATTCCGCAACCAAGCATGTATCTTTGGCCAACCCCAAATGTGTATTACCCGCAAATTGTGGCATGGTGCTCACGCTATATTCAGGATGTAGGCTCTCTTTCTGGTCAGATTGAAATACCTCAGCGTTGGTATTTGGCTATTCAAAACATGCTCGCCCATCAAATGGCGATGGAATTACCCAATGTAGCTCCTGAGCGTATTGCTTATTGCGAATTACAAGCTGAGAAGTACTTTAATATGGCTGAGCAAGAAGAGCGAGACAAGTCGCCTATCTATTTTTCTCCTAATATTAGTGTCTACACGAGATAAGAATGGCAAAATGGTTAGATACTCAAGGAAACTCAGTGCTATCTATCGCTATATGCGACAGATGCAAGATGAAGCGTGCCTACAGTGATATTGGACAAGATAGAAACTTGCCAGGTCTACGGGTCTGTAATGAAGGGTGTAACGATGAGCGTGACCCTTGGAGGTTGCCTGCACGCCCAACTGAAAAGATTACTATTCGGTTTCCTCGCCCAGATGCAGATATTGCTCAGTACGATGATGCGCTTACTACTGACCCCAATATCGTTAATGACCCAAATCAAGCGCCCAATATCAATCCTACGCCAGTTACAGAAGGTGAGTATGGTATTGCTCCTGAAACTTCGCAAGACCCACTTGACGGTAACTTGGATAATTTAAGCCCATGACCGTTCCATATTTACCTATTTATCAAGTCAATACGCCTGTGCGTATGGCTATTAGTCCGCTTACGACTTCAGCTACGACTTTATATACGACTCCTTCTAATGTTCGGGCTAATGTTCAAGACATCATTATTGCCAACACAACCAATGGGGCGTTGACTTATACAGTTTATTTAGTACCTGCAAGTGCTACCGCAGGTACAGCAAATGCACTTTTTTATCAAGTTTCCTTACCAGCAAATACTAGTTATCATTGGGTTGGTTCGCAAATCCTATTTGCTGGAGATACCATTCAAGCATTGGGTTCTGCAACAGGATTAACTATCTCAATTAGCGGTCAACAGGCTACATAATTATGGCAAACATAAGAATATCCCAGCTTCCATCAGCTCAAACCGCCATCACAGGTACTGAGCTTGTTCCTATTGTTCAAAATGGCGAAACCGTACAAACAACGGTTAGCGCAATTGTTAATAGCCCCGTTCAAACTCAAACATTTTTAACCATAAACAATGAGCCAACGCTCCCTAACAGCCGTTATTTGGCTGTAGGTGCAGGATTAAGCTTAGCCGATGGCGGGGCGCAAAGTAGCTATGCTATTACCCCTGTAGGAGCTCTTGCAAGCCTTGTTAATGCTGGTCAAGGGTTCATGGTCAAGAGTAGTGGAACAAGCCTTGTAAACCGTTCTATAGCGATTTCTGGCAATGGTTTAAGCATTGTTAATGGTGATGGAACTACAGGTAATCCTACCATCGCTTTAACAAACAATGTGGCAAACCTTGCTGGTGCTTCAGGAACAGGTTTATTGGCAATTGCTGGTAATAATGCCCTAAGTACTGTCACAATTGTAGGTGTAGCGAATCAGATTTCGATTACTAATGGGAATACTTCTCCAGTAATTGGAATTGCAAGTAATCCAATATTCCCTGGCACAGCTAGCATAACTCTTCCATCAGGTGGAACTGGAGCTCGTCCATCAGGTATAAATGGCATGCTTCGCTATAATAGCGATTTAAATGCTCTAGAAACCTATGCTAATGGTGCATGGGGAACAATTGTTTCAGGTTCTGGAGTATCTTCTTTTAGCGCTGGAACTACGGGTTTAACACCATCTTCTGGAGCTACAGGTGCAGTTGTTTTGGCTGGAACTCTGAATGCGTCTAGTGGTGGTACGGGTATTTCTGGGACATTGACAGGTATCCCATATGCAAATGGTACTTCTGCATACACTACCGCTACTACAGCACAATTGTTAACGCTGTTAGGAACGACTCCTATTGCCAATGGTGGTACAGGTCAAACTACAGCGTCCTCAGCGTTTAACGCTTTATCACCAATTACGACAACTGGTGATTTGATTTATGGAAGCTCGGCTAATACTTCTTCTCGTTTGCCAATCGGAACTACCAATCAAGTATTGACTGTTGTTGGAGGTATTCCTGCATGGGGTTCTGTTGCAGGTGTTGCAGTTACTTCGTTTAGTGCTGGGTCAACTGGTTTAAGCCCAGCGGCCCCCACTTCAGGTGCTGTAACTCTAAGCGGAACTCTTGCTGTAGCAAATGGTGGTACAGGCTTGTCTTCCACCCCAGCTAACGGTCAAATTGACATTGGTAACGGTACAGGTTTTACTAGAACTACGCTGACAGCTGGTACGGGTATATCTATCACTAATAGCTCAGGTTCTATTACTATCGCTATTAATGGAACGGGTGAAGTGACTTCGTTCAGCGGTGGTACAACAGGATTGACTCCTAATACCCCAACAGGTGGAGCGATTACTCTTAGTGGTATTTTGAACCCTGTAAACGGTGGTTCTGGAGTAGCTGGTACTTTAACTGGCATTCTTTACGGAAATGGTACTTCAGCCTACACTACAGCTTCTACCGCTCAAGTTCTTTCCTTAATTGGAACTTTGCCAATCGCTAACGGTGGTACAGGAATTACTTCTCTTGGAACAGGGGTACAGACTGCTTTAGGGCAGAATGTGACAGGTTCTGGTGGGTTTGCTCTAGCAGTTAGCCCTTCCTTTACAACACCTATTTTGGGGGTCGCTACAGCTACTTCTTTGACGATAGGAACCCTGACTTATACCCCTGCAAATGCTTTAATTACAGCACAAAGCTCAGCAACAGCTTACAACCAAGTCATTATTCAAAATAGCAACAATGGTGCTACTGCTTCTGCTGACTACATTGTAAATAACAACAACTCTACCGATTCCACCTATTATGGTGACTTTGGTATGAACAGTGGTGGATTTACTGGTTCTGGAGCGTTTAACGCACCAAATACAGTGTATTTAACAGCCACTACAGGCGATTTGGCGATTGGAACCACTACAGCAAATGCTATTCACTTTGTTGTTAATGGAGGCACTACTGATTCAGCCACAGTAAATGGAACAACAGGTGTTTGGACTTACGCAAGCACTATCAACGGTTCTATTACGGGTAATGCTGGAACCCTGACATTATCAGCTGGTTCTGGAGCTACTAACTACATTACATATAGTTCTTCTGCTACGGGTAATGTTTCCCAATTCACCAGTTCAGGATTGACATACAATGCCACCAATACTGCTCTCACAGGCGGTATCAACGGTGGAACTTTCTAATACATAACGATATAATGTTTAAAAGGAATTAATTATGGCTCAGACAGGTTATACACCCATTATTCTGTTTCACAGCACAACAGCGTCGGCAACTCCGACTACTGGGAATCTTGCTGTTGGTGAGCTGGGATTAAACAGCACAGACGGAAAACTTTACTACA